TGCATGGCAACCCCATGCATATACTCTATTTATACACACTTTATACGGTTATTTAGTGTCACGCACTACTTAACTGTATCAACCAATTTTAATGACCTAACTGACGATTTTTTATTATTTTATTTTATTTTTTATTATTTTAAAATTTATTATATATATAAAAGAACCAAAGTAACATCGAACGCAATTTTTATATTGCCCTAGAGTTACTTGGAGCAATCCACTATGATTATAAAACTTTAATTAACATTGAAACGCTGTGTTTAATTCCAGCGTAAAAAATATATTTTATTTTAATATTATAGAAGGACAGCAATCTCAGAGACGGCCGTATTACCAAACGCTATTAACATAATATTATTTATGGAATAGCCCTAGGAATACTCCCAGATTTTATAAAATGGACTCCGAAAATTACGCAAACACTTATGACTTTACAAATGAACAAACCAATGACAAAAAACAATGGACAATGGCAAAACAAGCACCCAAAAAATACCATGAAGAAAGTGTCACTTTTGCTTTAAAACAAAAGCGACAACAACGATTGGCTAAAATTGAGGAACAGGCACAAGAAAACACCGAACAGTTAAAGGAACAAGCAATGGCAACAGAAAAACAAATTTATCACCACGAAAGATTAGCAGCTAAAGCTCAAGCAAGAATAGAATATGCTAAAAGACATGCAAATGATAAACCAAAATCATGTCTTATGGGAACTTTAGATGTTAATTTAAATCAACGTATAAAATTGTATTTCAAAAATCACTCATGCACTCACGGAATGAAACATAACATTATTTATAAACAAGGCGAAAATTATCAAGTATCATGTAATCATGCAATTAGTACTAAACATAAAAAATCATCTAAATCATGCAACAATTGTGGAGCAACAGGATGCACTATATACGAAACACAATGCAAATGTAAATATTTGCTTTGTCCTCGCTGTAAAGCTAGCACTTACGTATATGATATTATAGATTTAGAAGGAAGAGAAATCTTTTCTTTTCAATTTTATGATAAACATTCAGCATCCCAAACTCAATCGATTACAATAATAACACCAGGACACGAACGTACTAAGATAATAGATAAAGATTTTCCCAGAGAAGAAATAGTAGCACCAGATCTTGAACAACATTTAGAAAACACTATGCATGAAAACACCATGTTACCAGCATCTCGAACATCATTTTATAATACTCTAAAAAATTCTAGACGAAAGCCTAGATCATATGCATCTTTATTAAAAACTAAAAAACTCAACGACAAACCAATAGATCATTCAATATTAGATTCAATTATAGATAGTTTAACACCAAAACCAGAAACTGATAAGAAAGATGAAGTTGATAAACAAGTAGAACAAGAAATATCGAAACTCACTTTGAATTCTTCTGATATTAAGTATGAAGGAGGAAAGGCATCGAAACCAACACCTAAAGCATCTGAAAAGAAAAACAATTCGGATGATGAATGTGAAGAAGAAGATGATTCGACGACTTCAAAATTTAAGAAAGAAGACAATAAAAGTGAACAAGTATCAACTGTAAAACGTATTTTTAGTAAAATAAAACAAACAATTGTAGATAAGAAAAACGAATTTATAAATGCTCAAATTTTTAAACAAATCAAAGACAATCATTATGTTAAGGAAATTTTATCATTTTTTGACACATTAATTTATGCTTTAAAAGTATTTTATGATTATTTAGACGTAACCACATTAGTTTTATTCACCGATATTATACATAATTATATAACAGGCAACAAATACATAGCAACAGCAAAAGTAGTTAATTTATTATGGATTTTGAAAAACAATGAACAACAATCAGCAATTAAATATCAAGCATTGTATACTATGCAAGGGCATCACGATCCTGAAGTTTTTATGGCAAATGAATTTGGTTGTTTAACAACAGTAGTAAGAGAACATCTCAAAACCATTATTCAAGGAAGAATCGGCTATAGAGGCTGGATTAAAGACCCATTAAAACCAGACGACTTATTACCATTCATGTTTATTAACAAATACATGGGAGGTAGTACAGGAGTATACAATGAATTCACAATTCACAAAAATCTCACGAATTTATCAAAATTGAGCAAAGGCTCAGTTTCATATCAATCTGACGGAATTTATACTTTAATAACATCATTTTTTGAAGCATTTCCTTCCAAATTTGGAAAGGGAATCAAAATGGCATCTGAATTTTGTAAAATAATATTACCAACTTTATTATTAGTTAAAGGCGTTAAAGACGTAGCAAAAATTATTAAAGATTCTTTTAATTCATTTATAGATTGGTGGACTAACACTAGCTCAGATCCACTACAATGGCTTAATGCAAAAATGTACACAGTAGGAAACCCCATTAATGATTTACACACATGTTATATATTATATAGATCTAAACTTTATGAAAGAGACGACACATTAACACCAGAAGCAATCAAAGCAAAATATTATCAATTAAAAGTAGCAGCAGAAACATACGCAACAGATCAAAAGCAATATTCTCATCATTTTACTAGTTTATTAGCAAAACATGCAGCAGGATTGGCCGAAACTGGATTACCCCAGGATAGACCATTTGAACCAACAGTATTGGCACTTCAAGGAGCAGCAGGAGCAGGTAAGTCAACTTTATGGCCGCTATTAGTAGCGTTACCATTAGGTTTAGAAAACAAGGAAGATCCAATCAAGGAAGTGAAACGAACAACTCATACTTGGGACGAAGGTTCTGAGTATATGACAGGAATGGCTAATAAACGATGTATATTATTTGACGATTTTGGACAAGATAAAACTAAAAACACAGACGGATTAAATCTCATTCGATTAGTAACTAGCGCAGCATTTTCAATTAATTCAGCTAACATTGTAGGACCAGAAATTAAAGGTATGTTTGCAACACCTGAAATAGTAGTAGTATGTACAAATGACACCAATTATAATTCAGCAAACTTACAATCAAAAGAAGCAGTAATGCGAAGATTAGATTTTATAATAGAACTTAACCAAAAATTAGATTTAAAGAAATTAGACGAACCTCAAATTAATGTAATATCTTGTTCAATGTTTCCCGAATACAATAAAAAAGCAATAACGATCTTAGAAGCACGCGATATATTTACCATTATTGATTATAAGAAAAAACAGAATTTTAAAACATTAAAAACAGATCTCAACGACGTAATAAAAGCATCTCTAACAGACATGAAAATAGCACTAAGTACTCGAACAGAAAAACCAGCACCAGGAAAGCACGAACCTAGAAGTGAAAACTTCCAGAAGGCAATTGATGAATATTTTGAATTTAGGAAACAAAAAGACATAGTACCATTAGGACCAGTAGAAACAGCTAAAATTGATCGAGCTTTCGCTAGATTAAACGACGCAGTGACTCAAATGACGAAGAAAGACGGTAAAGTAGTTTTAGACAGTTCAACAGTAGCACAACAATCAGCAGACGCATTATATGCAACATTATTCGAAATTGTACAAAAAACTTTTATTTATGGAATTACAGCAGCAACATCACTCTCAGTAGCAGGAGCTTGGCTTGAATGGTCGACTAATACATCACCAGCGACCGCCCCAACATTCATGAGATTGAAACATTTTCTATGGAAAACATTGAAAGCTGTAGTAATTACAGCTGGAGCATGTGGAACATTAGCAATAGTTTCAACATTATTTTCAAGACAAGAATCAGGCACAACAAAAACAGCAAAACCATCAATATTACCACTTAAAGTAGTACCTCAATCAGGCGATTTAACAGAATTTATAAAAAGATCTTGCGGACAACTAGAAATGGAAAAAAGTAGAATTAGAGTAAACTGTTTATTTATAGGCGATAGATATATATTAACTGTAAAACATTTCTTTCACGATAAATCATTTGAAATGATCCCTGATAAGACTAGAATCATCATTAGAAAATCAACATGGAACAGGGAAGATGTATTTGAATTCGAAAAATCACGTATTATTTATTTAAAACAAGCACCAAATCTCGTAGATGGAAGTCAAATTAGAGAAGATATTATACTTTACAAACTCAATGAAAAACAATTTAATGCAGAAAAGAACATCATTTCTCACTTTTGGAACGGCGAATACTGTTTGGACAACCATCCAGTATCAAAAATAGATCTTATAACCTGCGGAAATGGAACACATTTTTCTGTAGATTCAGGCACCGTAACAAAGGACAAAGTATATTCAATGCACACTGACGGAAAACAATCATTTTACCACGAAATGGCAATGGCAACATATAAGAATAGAGATACAGCATGTGGCTCTCCCGTAATTAGTATGGAAGGGCAAAGTAAAATATACGGCATTCATATGGCTGTATGTTATTTAGGAGGATCTTTATTCCATTTTGTTACCAAAGACGTTTTGGAAGAAGCAATTAACACATCTGAAATGATTACTTTAGAAGAACCAGTAGTACAATATGAAATGGGTACTGCTGATATATTACCATCTCAATCGATCTTAGAATATATAGGCAAAGTAAAACCAGTACATCAAAACACAAAGACAGATCTCAGACCATCAACGATTTTTGAATTATTTGGACCACACACAACAGAACCAGCACCACTCTCACCTAATGACTCACGTATTAAAGATAGAATGTTAGATAAAATGATGTTTTATAAAGAATTATTTAAAGGATATTCTCAAACACCTACATTTCCCAACGACGTATTTGATGAAGCAACTGAATATCTCATTACCAAACATAAACAATGGCATGCTAAATCAAAAGTACCTTTGAAATTTTTATCATTAGAAGAAGCCTTGAATGGACTTCCAATAGAAGGAAATTCAAGAATAGATTTGACCACATCAGCTGGATACCCATATGTAACAGAACATCTCAAACGAACAGATTTAATAAATCAAGCAGAAGACGGAACTCTCACACCAACTCAACGAATTATAAATGACGTAAATGATTTTTGGGACAAAATAAAACAACAAATTGTTCCATGTGTACCTTTTATTTTATCAATTAAAGACGAACGAATTAAATTATCAAAAATATATCAAGAAATTAAACCACGCTTGTTTGCAGCAGGCAGCTTATTACATCTCATCATATCTAGACAATTATTTTATTCACACATCATGATGCATTATCACGAAAAAACTTATAGCTCAGTTAGATTAGATAGATTATCATTAGATTGGCACGACTTCTTTACAGATTTATTAACAAAAGGACATTTCGGTTTCGACGCCGATTTTAAATTTTGGGATAGATCATTATGTAAAGCATTAGTGACAGCTAGTTATAAAGTTAGTTTAAACCCACACGAAAAATATTTATCAACAAATTATGGACCTAAATCAGTAGACACTTTAAAAGAATTTTTTACATCACCATATTACCTATTTTTAGACAAATTACTTAGAGCTATAGGAACATCACCATCAGGAGGTTTAATGACCTTCCAATTGAATGGTAATGCTAATGAAATTTTAACAATTACAGGATTTATTGAAGTAACTAAAAGAATATCACCAGCAATTTCAACTATTAAGATCTATGAAAGACATACAGGAGGTAAAATAGGAGGAGATGATTCTGTGCAAGCAGTATCGGATTCTCTTAAAACCATTTTCAACGGCGTAACTTTTACCGAATGGACTAATTCTCACGGCATGACCGCAACATCTGCAGACAAAGCAAATGTAATTGTACCATATAAAAAATTGAATGAATTAACTTTTTTAAAAAACACAACAGGAACTATGAACGGACTTTATGTACCACTCTCAGATCAAACAGCACTTATAGAATCAATGTATTGGATTAGGATTAATAAACACCAAATGGACGAACACACGGCAACTTTAGACAATATCAATTGCTCAATGAGAGCGTTTTATTTTTATGGCAAAGAACACTACAATAAAATTCGATCTAAAATTGTAGAAGCAACAAATTATCCTGTTGCAACATTTGAAGAAAATCACAGAATTTGGAAGAAGTATGGATATTTTCCAGGCTCTCATTCAGATTATGTGACCAAAGAAGATCAGAATCCTTTTGGAATTGTTATACCGGATAAACGTTATCCCATCTCTCCTGAGGAACAATTAAATATGCAATTAGTAAATATGAAATACCAATCTGGCTTAGACAAAGCAACACTAGACACAAATCTCAAACATCCTCAAGTAGGCATCCCAGATGCTGAAATAGATTCTGCACCCAATACCACAAACCCAGAATTATCAACAGAAGTAACGGACAAGAATAGATTAGAAAAACTAGGAACTACAGTACAAGAACACCAACAGGCAATCGTATCAACACCACTTACAGGCACTCAAAAATTTTCCTCTTTGAATAAAAGAGCGGAAGCACATTGTAATGACATAAATTGGACTTTGCAAAGATTAGAACAAAAATATACACTAATAGACACACTCGAATGGACAATAACAAATCAACCAAACTCTTTATTGAAATCATATAATTTACCAACAGACATATTAGTAACAGCAGCACTCAAAACACCTTTTGATGTGACAGCATTTTGGCGAGCCAAATCCGTTGATATGAAGGTTGTCGTTAAGGCACCGGAATATTACGGAGGAAGTTTGGTTTGCGGATTCTATCCATCATTTCAATCTTTAGATTCAACATCAATTACCACTTCAGTAGACGCAGCAACAATAATTCAATTAGGCGGAAAAAATTTAATAGCAGCAGATGATCAATCAATAGAAACTAAAATATCATTTAGATATCCATTCGGTTTTGTAGAAGCTCCTAATGACGTATTAGGACAATTTTGTATATTTGTATTAAACCCATTAAGAACTGGAACAGCAAATCCAAACTCAGTATCAGTAACTGTATTCGCAGCAATTGACACATCAGAATTTAAAATACCCGAATATGTGCCAGCAACTGAATATAAATCTCACAAGTTTGACAAAGATTATGAAGTTATTAGCAACACTAGAATACCATTATCAATTAAATATCAATCAGGCATCAATGACTCAAAAACTCAACAAAATTACATTCCAACAGGACAAGTATCTGTAAATGACCCAATTATGGACATGAAACCAGTTATGTTATGCGCAGGAAAAGGAATAGTTAGTGAACCAAAAATTAAACAATTTCAAGACCACCCAACAGATTTTGTACAATTGACCAAACGGTATAAATATTTAAATAGAACAACATGGACAACAATCAAAGCAGACACAAAGTATGGCGTAGCAATAGATACATATGACTGGCTTTCAGCAGCAATTGGAAAATATCAAACATTTTATGGATTATATAGAGGCTCAATAACATTGAAACTTAGACCTATTATCTCAATTAAAACTACACCAACTGATCAAAATTTTAGAAAACAAGTAAAAATGTTTGCAACATTACAACAATCTCCCACCTTATTAACTGAAGAACAAAAAACATATTATTTAGGCGGATTCTCAAATTTTTCACCCGATGAACCACTCTCAATTATGATTCCTTATATGTCACCATTATTTGTATCAACATTTTATTTAGACCCATTAGCAAAAGCTTTTAGAGAACGCAAATGGCTTCATTTATACATAGACAATTCAAACATCAAAGACGACATCGAATTTGCATTTGACGGTTTTGTAGCAGCAGCTGATGATATGGCTATGGGTGTATTTTTAGGCACCTCTTCTGGATACTTGGCACCAATACCAAACCGAGCACTAGAGAAGGCGCAAGAAAAGAAACCATTACCTAATCAACCAGCAACTCCAGCAAAACGAATAATAGTACCAATCAATTATCAATCAGGATTACCACACTATCAAATTATTTTAGATGAATTATATGCAAAATATGAAGGCGATTATTTGAAATACTCCGAAGAAGATAGAGAACTCAGAGATTATGCTTGGGAAGAAAGAGACAATGATTTTAAGCCGTGGCCAGACACCGTACCACGACCAATAGGATTTGATCCAAGCACAAATACAATCACATACACAGGCGGAACCAAAGAACAAGTTAATGCATTGAAAGGAATAAATCTAGAACAATTAAAACAACTGATTATTGATAGAAAAGTTCAACCAGGAATATTTTCTTATTTTGTAAGATCTCCCAACCGAAAACCAGTAAAAGCAATTATCTCTTCCAGCAATGGAAATTATCGAGTATCTGATGCTCAATTAAAACGAGCAATTCAATTTGTAACAATGAAAATTAAACACAGCGTAGAATTAACATCTGATGAACAATTATTTGCAACCCGATTTATGCTTATTAAACCAACCGTAGTAGAAATCAAATACCAAGCTGGAATAATGGAATTTATAGATAAAGCAATAGACACAACACTCCCAATAGCAAACGTAGTGGATGCGATAGGTAATTTGTTGGATGCACATCCAGTAACTTATCAACCGTATCCTATTCATACAAAAGAATTAGGTTATTTAGTAGCAACAGACAATATACAATATTTAGAACGACCACTTACAACTAATCACAACGGCATGAATCTATCAGACAAGGAGACGTTTGGCGGAAACAGGAAAGAAACAGATATCTATGAATTGATGACCACAACTCGATCATTGTACACCACATTTGAATGGAGAACAACAGATCCACAAGGAGCACTACTAGCCAGCTGGCCAGTAGGACCTTCTTTTGAGAGAACTAAATATAAAGTTTCTCCACCTATGGACGTCATATCACAAGACTTTTGTTTCTGGAATGGATCAGTCAAATATATCATTGAAGTAGTAGCTTCAGCAGCTCACAAAGGACAATTGACATTATCTTTTCATCCCAATCTCGAACAACCACCAGCAAATTTAAAACAAGCAACTCAACAATATTTTACATCTTTTGATCTTATTAAGGGTCGAGCAACAATAGCAGCTCAACTCCCATATCTCAGAAAATCACAATATTTACCTATTATTAGCACAGCACCCAATCCATACGAAGATACAAACACCACCGGATATAGTGGATTGGTATGTCTTTGGGTTCAAAACGAACTCAGAGCTTTTACAGGCGTATCTGATACAGTAGATATCAATGTTTATAAAGTAGCAGGCGAAGACTATAAAGTAGAAGTCTTCGGCAACGATTTAGAATTAAGCAATATACCAAAATAAACATTATATCCCCGTTCTCACCATCAGGGGCTATAATGACTGTATCAATTACTATTAGTATTATTTAACTTTAGAAATTTTATTATAATTTTAATATTTAATCAACCTATTTAACCATAGTATTTATCATATATTTAACCATTTTATATTATATATATTATTAGCTAGATTATCTCATTTATTTTATATACGTACGCTGGGGTAAACGAAGAATCACTTAAATGTGGCAAGTTTACCCCCAAT